TATTACAGATAAAAGAAAGCATTCCCGAAGAATGCAAGTGGATAGTTGCATATGATGATAACTGCAACACTGAGATGATGTTAGATGGGGTTATCAATTGCACTGGATTGAATATAAAAAATTCGCCATATGGTCACACTATCCGAAATTGGGTATTAGATAACTATAAGTTCGAGGATGGTGATTGGATATATTATCTTGATGATGATAATATAGTAAAAGAAGATTGGTATTACCATATTAATTGCTATCTAAACTCAGATGCTGCAATATTGACCTGGGGTCAAGTATATGAAAACGGGGACTTTAGATTGTATCCTACAAGTAAACCAGAACCTTTTAAAATAGATACTGCATGTTTCATGGTAAACTGGAAACACGTAAAGGATATTAGATGGGGTGTTAACAGTGAAAGTGACGGTCAATATGCGCAAGATTGCGCCAAAGGCAAATTGATGATGATTCACCATAACCTATGTTACTATAATTACATAAGTGGACAAAAACACCCAAAACCATGATTGACTTTCTAACGGTAGTATAATATAATATGAATATGGACCTTGCAGAAGCAAACCCTAATGATGAAGAATTAATGTCGAAGCTATTTGAATGCAAATGCGGCTCTCATTTTATTAAATTTTTAAAATGGAAAGATGATGATTTATTGAATATAGAGATATTTCAAAATGCAAATGAAGTTCAAATAGACTCAATTGCTAATGAAGATAATTTCGATCTTTATCTTAGTAAAGATCAAGCTTTAGAGTTAGCTGAAACTTTAAGAGATGCTTTTGAAGTCAAAACTATAAACGATACTCACGATCATTGGCCAACAGAATGCGGATAAAATATGATATATTACCAGTTGATTGGGATGATGATGAATATTGGGTATGGTTCTGGCGTTGGCGCGGCGACCGAGCAAGTGAACGGCGTGGTCTGCAAAACCATCGAGGCAGGGGGCGGTACCCTGGTCGCGCTCCAAAATTTAAACTATGAAGATATTAAAGTGCGATGAACAAGATTGTCCAGGAGATTTTAATATGTTAGAGAGTTGTGGAGAGTCTCATATTAGGACATGCATGGAATGCTTTAAGAGGGTTGTTTTGGTAAATGATCAAACGCAAGCCGATGCAATGTTAGAAGTGGGAGATAAGGTAGCAATAGATAATGATAAAAGACGAAGATAGACCAGTACATCCTTTAATTTTGCTAATAGCATTACCTATTGCTTTGTTTTGTACTTTGCTTAATTGGATGTTACCTAAAAAGAAAAAAGAATGAAAGCTTATACACAAAAAAAAGAAGATGTTATTTATGATCTAATAACACACGGTAGTGGGGACATAACATCAGGACAAATAATGTGCCATGATTGCGAAGATGCTGAAATAAGATATTCATGTGAATTATTAGAAGACGGTGATCATGTATTAGATATAGGCGGAAACATAGGATTACATACTATCAACTTTGCTAAAAAGATAATTCCTAATGGTAAACTAGTTGCATTTGAGCCAATGTCTAAGAACTTTGATGTTTTATGTAAAAATATTGTAAAATTTGATTTAGATAAAAAGAATGTACTAGCTATAAATGCAGCAGTTAGTGATGAAGCTAAAAAATCGCAATATATTATTAACCCTGATAACATGGGAGATTGTAGAGGCCATGTTTTTGATAATGAAACGTTTGAAGAAGAAACAATTAATCAATTATCTCTTGATGATTTCTTTGAAAATCACAATACAATAGGTATAGAATGGGGTAAAATTAAGTTAATTAAGTTAGATACTCAAGGATCAGAGGTAAGCATACTAAAAGGCGCTGCAAAATGCTTTGAAAAACCATATAACGGAACTATTTTTATGGAATATGCTCCATATTGGCTAGAAAATAACAATCAAGACATAGAATGGTTCTATAATTTTTTAAAGGAACAGATGTTTTCCGTATTTTTTATTCCTTTAAATTCAAATGTTAACGGGAGACCTTTAGTAAACCCTTCTTCAATAACAGAGATAAAAGATTATTACGAAGAATGTAAAGGAAAAGACACATATAGCAATATTATTTTAAAAAGAACACCACGATCATAGTAAATCTTTACCTATCAACGAGTTAATCACTCCAATTTTGATATACAATCCATAAAACTACTATAAGCATAGCAATAAAGATAGTCCAAAACTCGTAATCTGGTTCATCTTCCATCATATAACATTAAGTTCGCCGGTTGAATCCCCAAATTTATGAGTATCTATACCGTGTTTGTGTAATAAACTAACGAATAAATCACACATAGGCTTTTCTTTCTTGACTCTAAAATGATTTCCTCTCATTTTCTTTCCTCCAACTAACATAAAAGGTAGTTCATCATGGTTATGTCTGTTACCATCTGATATTCCAGCACCATATATAACGTCTGTACTCTCTAATAAATTGTCTTTTTTAAGATTGCTTATAAATTCCGAAAATAATCTTACATTAAACAAGTCAATCATTGCTAATTCATGTAATTTTTTAGGGTCTTTTTGGTGATGAGATAGGCTATGGTGGCCTTCCGATACTCCAATCTCTCTAAATGGTCCATTATAACCATCATGAGCTGTTAAAAATGTAATTACTCTTGTTGTATCGTTTAAAAATGCCAAATGCATTAACTTATAAATTAAACGAAACTTATCTGACTTATGTTCTATATCAAAATTAAAGGTATAATCCTTATTATTAATAAATTGATCTCTTCTTTCTAATTCTAATTCAACTTCTCTAATAGCATACATGTATTCTTCTAGTTTGGTTTTGTCTGCATTACTAGCTCTCCTTTGGAGATCTTTACTCTCCTGCATTACATAATCAAGTATAGATCTCTTTCTTAGTTTCTCCTTTTGCTCAATTGTTTTAACATTAAAAAGTCTGTTGAAAATGTCTTTTGGGTCATGCATAGAAGCCATAGGTTGGTTAGCAGATTTCCATGATAAGTTATATTGATAAGCACAACTATAACCAGAATCACACTTACCTAAAATTCTTGCTTTGCTTCCTGAAAATTGTAAACTATCAAATCTTGTTATACCATTATACTTGTCAGCTATTAATTGATCTACCGATTTACCAGATCTGATTTTAGATTCGTGCTTATTTGCTTGCGTTCCTGTTAAAAATGTAGAACAAGCTCTAGCATGATCGCCAGCCCCATCGCCATTTGGTCTTGCTTTATCGTGGGTTAAGCCAGATATAACTAAAGATTGATCCAAATGATCTTCCATAGGAGATAAAGAATTAGGTATATCTATTACTCTTCCATATTGTTTAGGTGTCCAATGATGCATATTAATGCCATTAGGTACATAAACAACTGCTAACCGTTTAATATTATTAGTAATACTCCCGAAACATTCCAAGTGAGGAAGGGAAAGGGTTAGACCCAAACTGCCAATAAAGGATCTCCTATTCATATATTATATTTAATGACTAGTTTTTAAATTAATATCCAGATCCACAAGGTGTTGGTGTTGGTGGTGTTTTATTTTCATCACGGTTACCAGCATGGAGAGGTGTTTGATCAGATGTTGTACCAGGTGTAGCCCAACCACCACAAGGTTCAGATGTTGTCTGAGGAGCACACGGCTCTGAAGTTGTCTGGGGTGTTACACTACCACTTGGTTCTGCGGTTGTACTAGGGGTTGAATAATCGGCTGCCATAAAAATATTTAAGGTTAGCGGTAGAAAAAAGGCGACCCGAAGATCGCCTTAACTGTAATTAGCTATGAATCAATAATTTATTCGCCTGGCTTGTTACCGTCGATAACAGCGTCTCGCTTATTTTTGAATTCGTCGCGGATTTCTTTAATGCGTTTTTGAACTTCTACACGATGTTCTTTCATAAGCTTTTCCCAATTCTTACGATTATCTCTCATCTTGTCTCTCAACGCAGACTTTTGTTCGTCAGTAGCTTCTTTCCATTGCTTTCTGTCGACTTTACCTTTTAGTTTCTTAGCAGCAGCTTCGAATGATTTTTTTAGTTCTTTGATTTTTTCATCATTGTGAACTACTTTTCCGAGCCTACCTTTTGGTCCTCGATGCTTTGAACCTTTCTTTTTAGCATCACCACGTTTGGCATCTCTTTTTTTCTTAGCAGCTTCAAAGCGCTTTTTAAGTTCTTCTCTAGAAGGTTTCTTTCCTTTTTCACGATGAGATACTTTATCTTTACCTCTCGATCCCTTATCAGGCTTAGCCTGTGCGTTAACTGAAGTCGCTACCGCTAGCGTAATTGCTAGAGCGACCACTTTTAATAATGTTTTCATTTTATTTTACTTTCTATTAAGGTAGCAAGCAGACAATCTTCCTACCGGTAGATATTCCTATTTATGTAAATCATGTATGGCCTTCTCAATTATTCCGTCTGTATATCCTCTAAGATAGTTATCACTAGGTTGATCGGTGACATAATATGTTAATAACGAGCCTAGTAAGGCCCCTACTACGAATCCCGAGAAGATCATAACTAGTTTGTTAAAGACCATATGGTTAACTTTTATTAATAATTGATCTTTTGTCATTTCTTATTATTATGACAACCGCACGAATTTCCACAACATAATTTTTGCATACAGTCTTTACAAATAAACCGTTGTATTCCTTGACCGGCTTTGTTCTTTCCCCATTCTTGTTTTGTTACTAACTGTAGATCTAATTCGCTTGGAACTTCCTTTTTACAGTTTTCACACCGGACCATATAAATATTTAAATATGTTCGATAGAGACCAAAAAAACATTTTAAGTAAATTTGATCCTATCACCCGATCACATTTTACGCCACCAACAGGTTTTGTAAGTTATAATGGGATTGAGTATGTAATTATTGGTGACGATGGAACAAATATAGATATAGTCCCTTTGCCTGATGACACTAATGCTATTACCGTTTCGAAAGACGAAGCATCGCCAATAAAGGCAGAAGATATTATGTCAAAGAAGTATCGTAATTTACCAGAAGAAGAAAGCAATGTTGGATAGAGATCAAAAAAATATTAACTTATTATTCGAACGTGTCATGACCGGTGGCCCTGATGGAGGGAAATCAGATAGACATAGAATGCCTCCTTTTGCTTCTGATATAGTTGGTGATAAACAGATAACCTTTAAAAAAGACCCAGGTGGTTTAGGGGCAAAACTGATAACAATGTATCAAACTTTTGGTGCTGGGGACGATTTTAATCAGTTTGCTCAACAGATACAAACTAACAATCCAGAAAATTGGGAATCACTTTTACAATTTTTAACATTTGTATTCAATTCGCCTTCCAACTTTAAAAAAGAAGTTAGAGATACAGCAGCAAATATATTAGATATTTTTAAATCTGGTTGGAGACAATCTGATGAAGATAATGAGCTTCCTTCTTTTGATGAAATAACAGACGATATAAAAAATCATCCTGGAAGACAAGCTTTAGAAAGACATAAAAGAGAACAACAAAAAGGTCCTGTAAAAATTAATATTAAAGCAGGGGAAGAATATCTCAAAAAGCAACTACAAAAACGTACCGGTCAAAGACCCTCTTGATAAAATCGCTTAGTTTTTAAATAATTGTTAGGAGAAAACTACGTATGAGTACTAAGAAAAAAAAGAATAAACCAGAGCATTTTATAACAAGATGGGACGGAATTAGAGTACCTATTTATTTTGAATCTATTGATAATAGTGAAATGCTCGACGGAGTATGTTACGATCCAGAATCTACGGATAGAAAAATTGTTGTAGATAAAAGATTAGGAAAAAGGCGAAAGTTAAATGTTATTATTGAAGAAATAACCCACGCATTTTTTTATGATCAGCCAGAGTATAAAGTACGAAAATACTCCGCTGAACTAGGAAGAGTTATTTATAATCGATTTATTAAACAAAAAGCTATTGAAACTTCTGCAGATTAGTCTATAATAGACGTATGAACAGAACACTAGTTTCACATGAATGCCCGGTTACAATATTAGAAGAGTCCTTAGCGTTTAATGACTATCAATATTGTCTAGTCCACTTGATGGAAGAACAAGAGAAATATAGAGAGTGGTTTACTGAAAGATATAGAGCTCTAAGACCTAATGGTCAAATACTTTTAGATAATTCGATTTTTGAGTTGGGTGAATCTTTTGATTCAGAAAAATATGTAGAGTGGGCTAGAATAATTAAACCTAATTTTTATATTGTACCTGATGTTTTAGAAGATGGTTATGCTACTATTCATAAGTATGAAACTTTTATGACCAATTATGATAACGTACCGGGTAAAGCTATTGGGGTAGTACAAGGGAGCTGTTGGCAAGAAGTAGTAGATTGTTATAAATTTATGTCAGCTTGGGCTGACTATATTGGAATTAGTTTTGATTTTAGTATGTATGATATTACAGGTACAGGAAGAACAAGACTAGAAAAATGCGCATCAGGACGACAACAACTAGTACAAAGACTTATTGATGAAGGGCATTGGAATTGGGATAAACCTCACCACTTGTTAGGTTGTTCTTTAGCAAGAGAGTTTTCATGGTATCGAAAGAATGACATTTATAATATACGGTCTGTAGATACTTCAAATCCGGTTACGGTTGGTATTGAAGAAAACTATTATAATGGTGATTTTGGTATGGACGATAAACCAAAATTAAAACTATTTGAACAAATTGAAGTTGAAATAAACGACGATCAATTAGAAGCAATAAATTATAACACTAGGATGTTTGACTATATTGTTAATGGTGCTTTGACTAAATATAATTATGAAGTTTGACGATCTATGGACTATACATACAGAAGGGTTTGATTCTTTACAAACTCAGGATAACCGTACCGGTAATAGTAATCAATACGATCAAGGGTTAACACCAGCTGAATATAGAAGTACGGGAGCAGCAGAAGGTGAAGAAGATCACGGTCCAGTATCAAAAGAAAAAGCTAATGCGTCTTCTATTATAGAATTGCTTAAGACTCATAGAGAAAAAGGCATGAATACTGCTGAAATAGATAACGTGATATCTAAATTAGCTGACCTAGAACGGCAGTTATCAGCTAGTCTTTAATAAATACTTTTGATATGAAAAATCTATTATTACTACCCCTGTTGGCTCTGTTTTTGACTGGATGTCCTTCCAACGAAAACTTAACTCCCGAACAAGCCGCGGAGAAAAAATTGAATACTATTTTGCTTGTAGTTGAAAATGGTGTTACATTCTCTACTAAAACCTATTTAGCAACGGTTGAAGATAAAGAAAAAGTTAGAGGATATTTTACTGACGCAGCTTCTATAATTAACGGATTAGTTACAGACGGAAAAGTAGAACCTGATGTAGTAAAAAAATATTTATCTGATGGTATTAACGAAAAGGTACCCGTACCTTTTAATACAGCTGTTATTGGTGCTTTAGATTTAGGATTATCTGCTTACAATGGCTTTTATGCTGCAAATGTAAAGGATAATATTGCTAATAAAGATAAAGCTGTTAAAGTTTTAAAAGCAATTGCTGCTGGTATTGAGTCAGGTGTTGATCCAGTATCGGGTGATATTAATGCTTTAGAAAATCCTTTGAAAGGCTATACAGACTTTACACTCTAATAATAGTACATATCATATTGTAAGCGGCCTTTATGGCCGCTTTTTTTATTAAATACTTAAAGTTTGCTACTAGTTAATACAGAAATGACCCGTTTACCAAAGTCAGAACTCACACGAGTTCTCAACGCACAAGGGGGTATTAATACCCCTATAATACATGCTCCAGATGCCAATTATGTACTTTATTCTTTAGACTATATTAAAGGTGAAGGATATACTAGATTTAAAGATTGGTTGTTCAAGAGAGGTATATTAGGATGGAGACATACTTTCGATTGTGATAATTATGCAGAAGCTTTTAGAGTGTTTATGCAAATAGTTCATTCTAAAGCTCAAACTGATAAAGACGACAATTCAAGAAAACAATCTGTAGCTGTAGGTGTTATTTGGTATGAAAGGGACGGAAGAGGTGGTCATGCTATTAATGTTATTGTAACAAAAGTTGACGATAAACTAACTGTTAGATTTATAGAACCTCAAGATGGTAAAGAAGTAGAACTATCCAAAAGCGAAAAAGAATCGATATTTTTTGTGTTAATATGATAAAGTATGATAAAATAGAATGTAGTATTATTTTAGGAATAATGCTTATAATGGTAATAGGTCTTACGGGATGTAAAAAGAAAGACGAATTTGATACAAATCCAGAATATGTCTTGATTGAATCGGTTGATACATTATCATAGATTTAATGTCTGAAAAAACTCGCCTTACCTGGACTGATATAGAAAAAGATACTGATAATTTAGTATCAAAAATTAAAGCCTCCGGAAAAGAATATGATTGCATATTGGGTATAGCAAATGGTGGTTTAGTACCTACTTGCATTATAGCAAAAGCTTTACAGTTAAAAAATGTATTAACGGTTTCTTTAAAATCATATATAGATGAATATGCTCATGATGTTCAATTTATTACATCTATTAATTGGAGCGATTTAAAAGGCAGAAAAAGAATATTGGTTATTGATGATCTTATAGACAGGGGGGAAACAATTTATGAAGTAGAAAAGATCCTGGGTTATCTCAAATATAAACACAAGCTAGCTTATGAATTTGATACAGCCGTGCTTTATTTGAAGAAGAATGATTCGTATGAACCAAGAGTTATTCCAACATATTATTCAGAAATAAAAGATCCAAAAACGTGGTTAGTCTTTCCGTGGGAATAAATATAACAAATGAATAAGGAGAATCGTTCTATTTACGAAGCATACTCGGTACAAGAAGAAGGTTTGAAAGATGTAATAAAAAGTGCCGCAGCAGCGGCTGCTATTGGAGCAGGTTCTATGATGAACCCTTCAGTAGATGCAGCTGAAACGAAAAGTTCTATAGAACGGCCAATAGGTCAAATGGACCCTAAAATGGATAGGGAGTTTGTAGAATATATTAAATCAGCTGAAAATGCAGGCAAAACAGGCTTTGAAAAAGGTAGATGGTACCCTCATAAAAGTTTTGAAGGTGGTACAGATACTATTGCATATGGACATAAATTGCAAAAAGGCGAAAGCTATTCTAGAGGGTTATCTGAATCGCAAGCTTCTAATTTATTAAAAAGAGATTTATTAAATGCTGAAAATATTGTTAGAGCAAAAATAGGTACAAAAGAATACGACAAATTGGATATGAAAAGAAAACAAATGTTGTTAGATTTTGCATTTAATTTAGGACCCGGATTTACAAGAGAGTTTCCAAAATTTACAAAGGGCGTATTAGCAAATGATCTTGAAGTAATGAAAAAAGAATATAAAAGATATTCTAATGATGTAGAGCTTGTAAGAAGAAATAAAATGTTTGAAGATTTATTTCTAAAAGAAAGACAATTTATGCCTGATACTTCTCAAGGAAAAAAAGATTCTGAAGAGTCTTCAGTTATTGTAAAACAAGGTGATACATTTACTCGTATAGCAAATAATTTAAGAATTAAAGTTAATGATTTAATTAAAGCTAATCCTGGGGTTGATCCTAAAAAGCTTCAAATAGGTCAAACTCTTAACCTTCCTTAATACCAACCGCCTTGAGTACCTGCATTAGTAGAAATAAATTGAGGTGTATTTTTCATAGGTTGATCTACTGTTGCGGAAGCATCTAATTTATCTGGAGCAACGCTATCTTTTTTCTTTTTCTTTAATTTTTCGCAGCGTTTGCATTTTTTACCCTTTAATAATTCGGTGGGT